ATTCCATGTGGACACACAATTTACAACTCAAGATTTGGCACTGTCTTTAGACATGTTCTCTGATCGTGTATTGAAGCCTGCTGTTGCAGCTATCGCTAACAAGATCGATAGAGACGGTTTGGTAATGGCTAAGAACGCAACTTACAACACTGTAGGCGTTGCTGGCACACCTCCAACTGGCTTGATCACTTACTTGTCAGCTGCTGCATACCTCGACTCCGAAGGCGCTCCACGTGATGGCCGTCGTGCTTGTATCGTTGATCCTTTTACTTCTGCAACTATTGTTGACAGCTTGAAAGGCTTATTCGTTCCACAAGAAGCTATTGGCGAACAGTATCGTAAAGGCTTGATGGGTCGTGATTCCGCTGGCATGAACTGGAAACTTGATCAAAACGTTGTGGCACAAACATACGGTAACTTCAGCACAACGACTGTTACTGGCTCTGTAAACGTTACAACTGCAACTGGTTTCTTGACCTCTGGTTGGGCTTCTAACAGCACCATCACTTTGACTGCTGCTAACACTGGCACAATCAACTTGAACCAAGGCGATACATTCACCATCGCTGGTGTATATGCAGTTAACCCACAGAACCGTCAGTCATACGGCAAACTGCGTAACTTTGTAGTTAACAGCGCTGTTTCTGTTGCTTCAGGTTCTTCAGTTTCTGTAAACGTATCTCCAGCAGTTATTACTGGTGGTCAGTTTCAAAACGTTTCTGTAACTTCTACTGGCGCTCAAGCTGTAACGTTCTTCAATAGCACTGGCACAACTTCTAACCAAAACATGATCTTCCACCGCAATGCGTTTACGCTTGCAGTAGCTGACCTTGAGTTGCCAGAGGGTGTTCACTTTGCTGGACGTGCGTCTGATAAAGAAATTGGTCTCAGCATGCGTGTGGTTCGCCAATATACAATTAACAATGACAGTATTCCTACTCGTCTTGACGTATTGTATGGATGGGCTCCTCTGTATCCTGAACTTGCTTGCCGAGTTGCAGCTTAATTTAACGGATAACGAAAGGAAACTATATGTCTAATCCAGGACCAGCAATTACTAACTCAACACACCCATCGAACCTTAACAGCCAACAAGCTCTGCGTGTTTTAGCAGTTCTTAAGGGTGTTAGCGTTGCAGCTTTGGGTGATACACCATTGCCTGTAATCAACAGCGCTTTGTATTTGCCAACCACTATTGTTATTGCTAACGCAAACAACAACGGTGCAACGCAATCCGTAGCTTCTGTTGCTTTGGGTATCTACACAGCACCTTCAGGTGCAAGCGGTTCAGGAACAGCAGTTTTGACCACAGCAGCATTGACAGGTCAAACTACTCCTTCCTATGTAACTGTTTCATCCTCAACTGACACTGCTACCGCTTTGTCAGCACAAACCCTATACATTAACCAAACAACCGCTGTAGCTACAGCGACTGTGGACGTTTATGTTTATGGTTACGATCTAAGCCCAGGCTTCTATTAATCTGAGCTGATGTAAGGGAAAAAGCCATCTTTAAAAGGGTGGCTTTTTTTCTATTTGGTCTTATAATTAATTAACCCATTTTTAGGGTTTTCTTTGCAAAGGAAAAACTATGTCTAGCACTACCGTAACTCGTGGGAATTCCCATGAAACCTTTTATATCCAGCCTACTTTTGACAATACCTCAAATTCATTAGCTGCCAATACTACAACCGCTGTTACTTACAACGTTCCTGGCTTGTTGACTACCGACCAAATTTGCGTTTTTGGTTATAACGGTTCACAAACTGCTGGTGTTGTTATTGCTGAAGCTGATTGCTTGGCTGCTGGTGTTTTAACCATTCAATTTGGAAATTTGACCTCTACTGCTACTTTAAAGCCAGCAAGCGGTGTATATACTATTCAAATCGTTCGTATTGAAGGTAACCCAGCGCCAGTAAACGCTGCTTAAGGAATAAACATGGCAAACACATCGGTCTACCGTTTTGTTGGCCCTACAACTGCTATTACGGTTAGTGGAACGGCCTCAACAGCCGTTACCATTACCCCAAATGGCAATGACCAGGTCAACTATTGCGGATTTTTGAATACTTCAGCTAATCCTGTTGCTATTACTATTACCCCAACTTCCGCTCCTGCAGCTGTATTGCCTTCAGGCGGAAATACAAGCCAATCGTTTGTTTTGGGTGTAACTATGTCCCAGCCAACAGTAATTGCTGTCCCTCCTATTTTCTCAATTACTGCAATTGGAACTTCAGGAACAACGCTTTATGTAATGCCAATGGCGGACCAATCGTAAGCCTATAAAGGACTTTTATGGCTGTTAATGATTCTGTTACGCAGAATTTACTGCCTGTTCAGGCTTACTTTAACCTAGATGGGTCTTTTAATACCTTTATAGGGCAAGGTCAGCCTTTTTTTGCAACGGTTAATCCTGTTCAGTCAGGGTTAACCATTACAAACTCGACTATTGATAGCTCGCCTATTGGTGCAACTACCCCTTCCACAGGGGTTTTTACCAATATATCGACTACCACAGGGCAAATAAGCACAACTCCTAGTAACAATACCGATATTGCCAATAAGTTCTATGTTGATACCGTAGCGCAAGGCTTAGGTCCTAAGGCTGCCTGCGCAGTAGCCACACTAGCCAATATAACGCTCTCAGGGCTACAAACGATTGATGGCTATACTACCCTAGCAGGAGACCGAGTTCTCGTAAAGAACCAGTCTTCTAGCCAATATAACGGCATATATATCGCATCGGCATCTAGCTGGACTCGAGCCGTTGATATGGACGTTTGGGCTGAAGTGCCAGGCGCATATACCGTAGTTTTAAACGGCAGCCAGTCTGATACAGGTTGGGTTTGCACTGCAACACAAACAGGCACAATAAACGTTACAGCGATGCCTTGGGTTCAGTTCTCAGGATCGGCTACTTATTTTGCTGGCACAGGGTTAACCCTAGCTTCTAATACTTTTAGCATTACGAATACTGGTGTTTCAGCCAATACATACGGCTCTGCCAGCGCAGTTCCTGTCATAGCAGTAAATGCACAAGGTCAAATTACAAGCGCAACAACGACCCCTATTGCTATTGCTAACACCCAGGTTAGCGGTCTAGGCACTATGTCTACCCAAAACGCTAATAACGTGGCTATTACTGGCGGAAGTATTACAGGCACACCAATAAGCGGTTCAACCGTTGGTGGCACTACTATTACGGCATCAACCCAATTTAGTGGCCCTGGAACAGGTTTAACAGGCACAGCAAGTGGTTTATCTATTGGTGGAAATGCTGCCACAGCTACCTCGGCAACTACCGCAGGCTCTGTAACGAATAGCATTACATTTAATAATAGCGGTTCAGGCGCAGCCTCAGGCACTACTTTTAACGGTTCTAGCGCACAGACTATTTCCTACAATACCGTAGGCGCATCCCCTTTAGCTGGTTCTACAAGCCTAGTTACGCTTGGAACGGTTACGACTGGTGTTTGGAACGCAACCCCTATTTCTAACAGTTATTTGGCTAATAGCTCGATTACGATTGGCTCTACATCGATTAGCTTGGGTTCGACAGCCTCTACGCTTACTAGCGTTACGATGGCAACACCTACGATTTCTAGCTATGAGACTTACACAGCGACTTCTGCTCCAAGTTACAACGCAGGTCGCTTATGGTATGACAGCACTCAAAATGCGCTGGCATATTACAACGATGTCACAAATAACACCTTGCATATTGGCGAGGAAATTCAGCTTAAGGTTTATAACAATACTGGCTCTACAATTAACGTGGGCCAACCAGTTTATGTAACCTCGACTAGCAGTGGATTTACCTATCCAAACGTTGCCTTAGCTATTGCCAACAGCCTTACTACAGGAAACGTTATTGGATTGGCTAACCAGGCTATTCCTACAGGAACGGCTGGTTATGTAACCACTATTGGTCTCGTTCAAGGCCTAAATACTGGAAGCTATACAGTAGGCGATACCCTATATTTATCCCCATATTCTGCTGGTTACTACCAAAACACCATCCCACCTACAGGCTATGCAATTAAGCTAGGAACGGTGGCTTATGTAAGCTCTACAAATGGCGCAATTTATGTCAATAAGAGCATTTTATCGGTTCAAGCTGGCAATATTGTAGGTCAAGTAGCTCTTGCTAATGGTGGCACAAATGCCAATTTAACGGCTGTAGCAGGCGGAATTGTATATTCAGGGGCATCTGCCCTAGCTATTAGCGCAGCAGGCACATCAGGCCAAGTATTAACCTCAAGTGGCACAGGCGCACCAACTTGGTCAACCCCAACCTCTTATGCGACTGTTACCGATGACACCACTACAAATAGCACTCGTTATCCTTTGTTTGCTAACCAAACAAGCGGAAACCTATCAACAGAATATACAAGCTCTACTAAGCTCCAATACAACCCTTCTACTGGCATTTTTACGGCTACAGGGTTTAGCGGTTCAGGAGCAAGTTTAACTAGCCTTACTGCTGGTAATTTGTCAGGAACTATCCCTAGTGGAGTTTTAGGTAATTCCTCGCTATATATTGGGACTACCGCAGTTCCGTTGAACTCGGCAAGCGGATCAATTACCTCTTTAGCGGTCAATATTAGCGGTTCGGCAAGCTCGGCTACAACTGCAACCACAGCGACAAACGCTACAAATATTATCATTACAGACAATACAAGTTCTGCGTCAACTTATTACCCTGTTCTATCGTTAAACTCTAGTGGCAATAACGCAGCGACAACTAGCTCTACCAAGCTCAGTTTTGTGCCAAATACAGGTGTTTTAAGTGCTACATCGTTTAGTGGCGCAGGCACAGGATTAACAGGAACAGCATCAAGTCTTTCGATTGGCGGTAACGCTGCAACCGCTACCACAGCGACATCAGCCACCACAGCGACCAATGCCAATAACGTAGCCGTAGCCGATGCCAGCACAAACGCTAACTATTACCCTACTTTTGTATCTGCTACAAGTAGCAATCAGGCTTTAAAAACAGCGTCATCTACGCTAAAATACAATCCATCAACAGGAGCTTTAAGCACAGGCTCCGTAATTTATATAGCACCATAAGGAAAAATCATGGGTCAATTAGTCTTTCAAGCAACAGCAGGCGGTCAGGTAGCCCTAGTTGGCCCTAATCCTAGCTCTAACTTCTCTTTAAACGTTCCTGCTGTAAACGGCAATCTTGTAACCACAGGCGATACAGGCACAGTTACAAGCACTATGCTTGCATCAAGCGTTTACACCGCCCCTGGCACTATTGGCTCAGGAACACCAAATACAGGCGCATTTACAAGCCTTAGCGCATCAACTTCTATTACTAATTCAAGCCTAACAGCAGGTCGAGTAGTTTATACAGGCACAGGTGGTCTAGAGTCAGCATCAGCTAACTTAACATTTAACGGCACAACTTTAACTGTAGCTAATGATGCTTCTATATCAGGTCTTACTGTTGGTAGGGGTGTTAATGGTTCAGGAACTTATAATTCAGCATTTGG